CCCTGAGAAGTTACAAATGTTCTTGTGAAACCAATGTAGGTCTGATGTAAACATGTTAGCCATTTATTGATACTCCGTCCACATTTTGTCACAAATACGACAATGATAATCCGTCCAGTAAGTATCTGCTGATGGATCATAATTACCTGTATTAGCACCAGTTTTGTTTATAAACAGTTTTCTTTGGATGAACACAGTGTCCTTGGATGCTTGCAATTAAGCTTTCACAATCAACTATCTCTTTCCTAGCTCGTATGATCTCTGGTAGTGTCTGAGGTATTCCCATTAACAAAACTCCTTTAGAATTTTTTAGTATCTTTTCGCAAGTTTGTAAAAACTTTTTATACCCCATTTCGTTTTTCATTCTATTTAACTCGTAAGAGCACCACACAACATTTCCAAGTACGTATCCAAGCTCTGGCTCAACCCTATCTAGCGAGGGCGTCTGTAAGTGAGGCGCACCATTACCTGTGATAGATCAAAGGATATAGGTTCTGCTGTGTAGTAACACAACCCGCCCTGCTTGGCGTACAGTTCACTTAGTTTTACTCCACACGAGGTCAAAAGGTACGTCTAGCTCTTTTGCTCTGTGCCTATAAGCTGAGACTTTACTCTTTATGAACTTCTCTGGTGTTTTTCTGTACTCAGCTACACGAGCTCTATTATTTTCATTAAAGCAAGCTGAACATTTTACATTCCAAGAAATACCAGACTTTGTGTGCTTCTTTATGTGAAAGTTTTCACCTATACCTGAAAACTAGACGGCATTGGTTGCAAGCTCTCTTACCTTTGGGATGTAGAAAATATCTGTTAAAAGTCCTTAATTCAGATACATCCAAGGTTTGTATGTTATCGTTATAATACTTTTCCGACTTCATTCCACCCTCCGATAAGTTGTCACTTCAATCCCAAGCTCTTTCAAGTAATCGACAGTTTCTTCCATATTCCAACGCTGGTTAAAATCTTGTGAAGGTTGTGCAAAAACAACCCGACTTATACCTACTTGACTGAGAACACCTATGCAGTGACTACAAGGTGGATGCGTCAGGAAGGCTGAGCAGCCCTTAAGGTTTCTAGACGCATTCAAAACCGCATTTTCTTCTGCGTGAATTATCATACTATACTTTTTAGCCCTGTCGTGCAGTCTTTCATCGTCAGTTGCACCCCTTGGAAACCCGTTGTAACCTAGAGATACTATCCTATTTTGATCGTCAGCGATAACACAACCTACTTGAGTTGAAGGGTCTTTAGAGAATGTAGCTACAAGTGCTGCCATCTGTAGGTATCTCATGTCCCAATTAGATTTACTCACGGTCGAGCACTAATTTCTTTACCCGTAATAGGTGCTAATCCCATAAAACGAATCTTGTAGAAATCTTTTCCATAAATCTCGTCAATAATCTCTTGTGCTTTGGCTCTACCACGAACCTTAATGAAGATATAATCTCCAAAAGCATTGACCACGTAATAACGTGATGCTGGTGCCTTGGCGACTTGAACTTCTTGTTCTGTTTGCACTACAAAACTTCTCGTGCTGGCTTTTTGTCTGCTTTCTATAAAACTCACTCATATCATTGTTCATACTCGTCCTCCCGTCATTGCATATTCTTTGTTTGTCTCAACATGACCAATTATATACCGAACGAAGTACGTTTTCAACCTATTTCCTTTCTGTTTTCGACACTTACGAAACATATACAAAAATCCATCCATTTCGTAAGCCTCAAAAGACTGCTCAACCTCTGGTATCTGAACAGCAGATGAATAAAGACCTTTAACCTTTATTGAACCAGCGTTTTTTGCTATTCTCCGGAACTTGTACACACTGATCTGCTTCTTCCACTTCGGATTCTTCATTTTGACCACCCTCCTGCTCTTGATTACGCTTCTCAGCAACAAGTTCCAGTCTACTGATGATCGAGTCCTGTGTCAAGTAGATATCCTGCCCTTTAATAACATCAACAATCTCTTCTTCACTCAAGAAATGTTCATAGATTTCTCGGAACACTTTAGGAAAGAAAACGTCACTATTTGTAACCCTAGCAGATATTTCATGACCTTTACCACCAGTACCATAGGACGTGTAATGGATCATCATTTCACCCCAAGGGTTTACTTGCCACTGACTACAGGCTAGGAAAACCATTGTTGCAGCACTAGCACACTCTTGCTCAATGATGCCAATAACTGTTCCGGGGCACTCATTAATGGCATTAATAATCTGGGCAGCGACATCAAAACGTCCGCCCATTGAATTAATTCTTAGAGCTACTGTATCCTCGGGATCAACCCCACGGAGCACTGTACACAACTCGCGGGCAATACTGAAGTCATCAAGATCATAATCGAGGTAGTGTTCATATACCTTATTAGAGACTTCCTTAAAATACGTTCGTGGCTGTCCCTCTTGCTGCTCACCAGACTGCCCACCAAGGCTATAAGGTTTCATCATTTTTTGTCTCCCCTAATTCTATCAAAAATTTGAACAAAGCGTTTAGTAATACCTGAACGCACATTATCTTCAGGGTAAAAGTTAATTACCTTTGCATCTTCAACATCGTAATCTTCAATGATTTGTGCAATGTAATCTAAACCGTTCTTACCACGGATATCTGATTGTGCAGGATCACCACACAAGATAATCTGACAGTTTTCTCCGATTCTAGTTACAACAGATTCCATTTCTTCTGGTGTTGTGTTCTGTGCTTCATCAATTATTAGGATACAATTTTCAAAGCTCATCCCACGGATTGCTTCCATAGCTTGAATAGCAATTCTACCCGCCCGAACACGAGACTCATAATCGTTATCACCAAGACGTTTCTTTAGCACGTTCAACATTGGTTTTAGATATGGTTCCAGCTTCTCATACACTGTACCGGGAAAGAATCCACTAGAGCGTCCCATAGGAACATATGGTCTTGAGAGGACCACAGACTCTACCTCGCCACGTACTAGCCTGTTAGCAGCGTGAGAGGCAGCAATAAACGTCTTACCAGTTCCCGCACTACCTGTTGGCACAACCAAGATCTTTTGTTGTAGGGCTTTTAGATAAACTCTTTGCCCGTTTGTTTTAGCAACAATAGGTTGAGCCTTATCTACACGCTCTTCTTCAAACTTTGGGTTACGTCTCCTATCCTTTCTAGCCATAATCAGCAACTCCCTTCTGTAGTGTTGAGTAGTCTCAAAGTCTGCGCGATTCGTTCGTCTATAACTCGCATACTCTCTGTTACTGCTTGGGTGTATCGTTTGAAAACATTGGATTCAAGTAATTTTGTCAGCGATGTTAACTCTTCTTCAGAGACATACTCAAACATAACACTCAAGCACTTATTAACATCTTCTTCAGTTACACATTGCTTTGCAAGATCGAAAGCCAATGTTTCTTCACTCCCGTATTGTTGCAATGTCATCTGTACCACAGTCTCTAAGTTGTCTCTCATAGATTGTTTAAGCATGTCTTACCTCTTACTTCGGGTTCTTGTTTTTAGCTCGTGGCTTGCGTACAGTGGCTTGTTTTACTTCTGCTACAGGTTCTGCTACAGGTTCTGCTACAGTACTTGCACTATCTGCAACGAGTAGTTCGGGTGTTGCTACCATATCACCTGTAGGTTGCTCTGCTTCTACTTTTTCTGCTTCTTCTTCTGCAGTTTCAGCAGTTCTTACCATATCACAGAAATACATAGCTGGACCCAATGATTGGGGCATACCTTCGTTAGTATCCGTTGAGCCGTAGCCCACTCTAGCAGCTTCTTCAATTTGCTGAACAAAGTTGTAAAGATTGAAAGCTTCAATGCGAATTTTATCTTGACTCATAATTGTTTTCTCCTTTAATATTAGGTTTAGGTCTTACTCGACCTTGTACTAATTTTACCATGAAACCTGTAGAAGTCAATAGCCCAGTCTATGATAAAAGTAAGTTACTGATTTTAATAGATTTATAAATAATTTGTAATTAGGGGGTTGACAAAAAGATTTTCCATGCTAGTATCTTTATAGCTCTACTACAAGTATTCTATAGAAATTCTATAAGTCTTCCTATTAATTATCTATATATATTCTATTGAATAAGAATACTTACAACAATTCTACAGAAATTCTATAGGTATATAATTATGGCAAGATGCAAGGCGTGTGATAAAGTTTTTTCAGAAAATGATTTTGGTGAGGTGCTCTGTGCATACTGTCGGTATGTTTCAGACAACCCTTCTAATTTTGATTTAAAAGAATATCAGTTTGAAGGGATCACAGAAGTTCCTGTTTACGTGGAAATTTATTACAATACTGTTGACAAATGACAAAAACGTAGTAAGATATTAGTATCAATTTTATTAGGGAGGCTTCATATGAATTTAATGCAAGGCGATTGTCTTGAGCGGATGAAAGAGATACCAGATGTTAGTATTGATCTAACCGTTACCAGCCCGCCATACGACAATCTGAGAAGCTACAACGGCAACAACGACCAGTGGGGCGAGCATGTATGGAAGGCAGTAATCGCTGACCTTTACCGGGTCACAAAAGATGGCGGCGTTGTTGTCTGGGTTGTTGGAGACGCAACCGTAAAAGGAAGCGAGACGGGGACAAGTTTTAAACAGGCGTTGTGGGCTATTGAGTGCGGTTTTCGACTGCATGACACGATGATTTGGGATAAAGAGGAGTTTAGCGCAGTTGGCTCACTTTCTAAAAGATATGCACCAGTTTTTGAGTACATGTTCGTATTTAGCAAAGGAACGCCGCTCAAGTTTACACCTATTAAAGATAGGGAAAATAAGCACGCAGGTAAGAAAATGACTGGGACAATCAGACAAAGTGACGGCAGTTTTGTGCTGATGACGGGAAACGGCAAGAAACTTGTATCTGATCTTGGGCAACGGCATAACGTGTGGCGTCAATCCTCTGTGAGAAGCAGTAAAGTAAATGGCCACCCTGCTCAGTTTCCAGAGCGCCTAGTACAAGACCACATAATAAGCTGGAGCAACAAAGGCGACACGGTTCTTGATCCCTTTATGGGCAGCGGAACAACAGGCGTGGCAGCAAAGAACCTTGGCCGAAAGTTTATAGGCATTGAGTTAGACCAAGGTTATTTCGACATAGCACAACAACGTATTCAAGAAACAACAGATAAAAAATAAATAATTTATTATAAGGTATTATCATGGCCCAATTCAAACCGGGAGAAAGCGGAAACACTAAAGGCAGACCTCCCGCTTCAAAACAAAGCGCCCGTAAGATAGGTGCTGCTAAGCTTAAGAAATTGCTAAAGGTTCTTGAGCCTCTTGCTGACGACAGTATCCTAGTTGCTTCTGAGATTATGCAGGATGAAGATGCCTCCCAAGCAACTCGACTAAAAGCTGCTATGACTCTTCTACAGAAGTACACCGAACTCAACGGCGAGGTCTACTTTGAACAACTCCCAAAAGATGAGAAAGAGTTTAACAAAACCACTCCTACAGAGGATGGGGAAGGTGCCGATGAAGATGATAGCCAAGGCGGGAACCTAGCACTCTTTTCATCAAATAAAAAATAAACAGTAGACATAAGAAATAAAGTGTGGTTTAATAGCCCCACTGATTAGCAAAAGCTAGTCACAAAGAATATCAGCAGGTCTGGTATAGCCTTCTCCCGAGGCATTTGTTGGGGCAGCTCAGACAGTAATGTGTGAGTATGGAAACAGATCGGAATGACTAGAGATAGGCATACCGACGAAATCCCAACATCTTATTATAGTTTACAGATGCGTAACTCAGAGGCAGAGTGCTCGGCTTTTTAACCGAGTGGGCGAGATTTCGAAATTCTCCGCATCTACCATTATAGCAGAGTAGCTCAGCGGTCAGAGCAGTAGCCCGATAAGCTATTGGTCGAGAGTTCGAATCTCTCTTCTGCTACCATTTTGACGAAAATACTTTACAATCTAGAGTAATTTCGTGAAAACGTAAAGTAAATTTTCTAAAGCTCCGCTGGCGGATTACCAGTGGCGGGTCTACGAAACCTGCTTACAAACGTTCGACTCGTTTTCGGGGGCTACCAATTTTGGTTGTCTGGCAGAATGGTTATGCAACAGCTTTACATGCTGTACCAAGTAGGTTCGATTCCTACGGCAACCACCAAGAAATGGGTTGGTAGTAGCAATTGGGAAAACACTGCACTTGCACTGCGGAATTCTGGGTTCAAATCCCAGCCGATCCACCATATTAAGTTATAATGGCCTATATCACAGCGGTCTAGTGAAACGTTCTCATAAAGCGTACTACCTGTGTTCGAATCACAGTGGGCCAACCAAATACCTCCTCGTAGCTCAACAGGATTAGAGCAAAAAAGTTTCTACCTTTTAGGTTGGGAGTTCGAATCTCTCCGAGGAGACCATACAAACCAAAGAGAGACAGTATACATGAAGAAGACAGCATACCTAGTCGTGGCATTTATAGTAGTAATAATTCTTGCCGGATACTCTGCAAAATCAAATGCAGAACAATACGCAACATTAGGTATCGGGACTTCCGTTATAAATTCTCATCTAAAAACTGCCGAGGCTGGTTACAACTATAATGGTTGGGAATTACAAGGCACTCTTATAGAGAAAGGCAGCACAAAGAATGGCCCACAGGACTACGTAAAACTAGCCTCCTTAAGCTACCTTGTAGAGCCCTCATGGGGCTACGTAGGAGTAGAGCCATACTTCCGCCTAGGCCTTAGCTATAACCCTGAGAGCAACCTTGTAGGCACCAGTAATTTTAAGCTAGGAGTAGGGGTTGACTTTAATGAGGTATTCCGCGTAGAATACACCCATCATAGCTCAGCAGGCATTCATTCTCCGAACACTGGTATAGATTACGTAACCATTGTTTATAGACTTCCGAACCCTTGGTGAGATCATGACAACAATATTATTCGTAGTTTTTGCAATAATGTTCATATTTATGCTTGCACCAGCGGCAATAGGTATGTTAGTATTCTTTCACGTCTTCATAAGAGACAAGAATTCTCCAGCAGATAAGTCGAACAGAATTAATCATTTCAGATTAGTATGGTTTGCCTTGACAAGAGAGGAAATGTTTGTTAAGCTGTTTCCTTGGCTAGAGAAAGACGAGTTAGAAAACATCACTAAATAAAAGGAGCAACTAATGTTTGACTTAGAGGAAGCAAAGGAGTATATTGCGAATAGCTCAGCGGAATCGAGCATCTACATTGGTTGCGACTCAAAGCGATTTGGAAAGAAAGATAAAAGATATGTTGCATTTGTTTGCGTAATTCTAGTACACTTAGATACGAAACATGGAGCAAAGATGTTTAGCTTCCAAAGAGTAGAAAGAGATTTTGGTAGTCTCCGACAAAGAATGGTTAACGAAGCAATTATGGCTTGCGAGATAGGATATGAAGTTCGTGAAACAGTGGGTGATAGAACCTTCGAGATTCACTTGGACATCAATCCAGACAAGCGACATAAGTCTTCTGTAGCCATTAAGGAAGCCACAGGCATGGTTCTGGGTATGTTCGGAGAGAATCCAAAAGTTAAGCCGGAAGCGTTTGCAGCATCAACAGCAGCAGACAAATTAGTTTGTCAATACGGTGGTAAAAAGAATTTTAAGAAATTCCTTGACAAATTGAAAAACGGTGTTAAACTTGAGGACATGGTATAAGAAGTTTTGAAGTAAAGTTAAAAGACTTTCTTCAACCCAGTTAAGATTCACTACAGCAATCCAACCTATCCTTCTAAGATCGTGGTCGTTGGTTCAAGTCCAACTGGTATCGTAAGGTACTGTAGCTCAGTCGGTAGAGCACGTAAATGTGAATCTGTTTAAAGTTTTAACCTCAGAACGTAGCGAAAGTCAGGTTATCGCCTCGGTTTGGAACTGAGAACACGTAGGTTCGAATCCTACCGTTCTGACCAATTTCGGATGTGCGGTGACGATTGGTGGTGTCACGGGGGACTGTAAATCCCTTCCTAACGGTAAACTAGTTGGTTCGAATCCAACCACATCCACCATATTAGGTTGCCTACAGCAAACACAACTCAACTTTTAATTGAAACTTGTGCAACCTGTTTAAAAGATTATATCGGGATGGCTGAAAGGCTTAGGCGTCAGATTGCAAATCTGGATCATGCAAGTTCGAATCTTGTTCCCGATTCCAAAATTAGAATGTATACAGCAATCAAACTTCATTGGCGAAATAGATATAAAGACGGTGAGTCGTACTAAAATATTCCGGTCTGGTGTAACGATAGCACACTGGTTTTGTACTCCAGAAATTCGGGTTTGATTCCTGAGACCGGAACCAAGTTATCTCCGTATAGTTTACTAGGTTAGAACCTTCGCCTTTCAAGCGAAAGAACCGAGTTCGAATCTCGGTACGGAGACCATTTAAGGTTTATTGGTGAATTAGGTTATCACGCTACCCTGTCACGGTAGAATGGCGAGTTCGATTCTCGCATAGACCGCCAAATTATTGGCCCATAGCTCAATTGGCAGAGCGTCTGACTTTGACTCAGAAGGCTTTCGGTTCGAGTCCGAATGGGTCTTCCATTATTATAAAGTATTTTTTGTGGTGTGTTTAGTTTAATTGGATAAAACCCTCGGTTGTGATCCGAGAAAATGCGAGCTCGAATCTCGTAGCACACCCCAAAGAGTATTTAAAGTTTATGCGGGTATAGCTCAGTTGGTAGAGCTGGAGGCTTCCACCCTCCGCGCATCGGATCGTTCCCGATTATCCGCTCAAGTTTCATTTTTGAGTAGACAAACTGGTAAAGTCGCGTGACTGTTAATCACGTTCCGAAAGGAGCTGTAGGTTCGAAGCCTACCTCAAAAGCCATATTAATGCGGGGTAGACTGGAGGGGTTCCAGCTCGGTCTCATAAGCCGATGTACGGGTGTTCGAGTCACCCTCCCGCAACCATATTGTCTGGTAGCGCCAGCATGAACTGAGTTTTATCGGAATGTTCTCAGTGAGTATTGACAAAAAGCCGACCAAATACTAGCATCACCAGCCGTTGGCGAGATAGCTTTCGGGGGTTTCAAGATGCTGATGGCGACACCTGCCAACTGAAAACTATAGAGCTAATACGAGTAGGTCAGTGGTGTGACAAGGAGTTGAGAGAAGCTCCCCTAATTCAGAACAAGGTCTAGTAGCTCCAACGGTAGAGCGGTGGTGTGAAGTACCACGCGGTGTTAGTTCGAATCTAACCTAGACCACCAACTTTAGAGAATAATCTTATCTGGTGATAAGGAACGCCTGCTAAGCGTTACGCATGAGAAATCGTGTCTGGTTCAACTCCAGTGTTCTCTGCCAAATTAACGGGATGTGGTGGAACGTATACACAAGGGTCTTAGAAGCCCTCGACAGAAATGTCATGAGAGTTCAAATCTCTCCTTCCCGACCAAACATGGAGAGTAGCGGCTAGTGGTAGCCAATATGTCTTGAAAACATACATGCCATCGGAAACGTTGTCAGTTCGACTCTGATTCTCTCCTCCACTTTACACCTTACGTTCTGGGAACACACGAGCCTCCAAAGCTTGTTAGCGGAGTTCGACACTCTGGCGAAGCGCCAAATAAACTTCTGGAGGTCTATGTGTCAAAGTATAAGATTTCAGAAGATTAGCTAAGAGACGCTGTGGCTAAGTCAAACTCATACGCAGATGTGCTAAGAGCTCTATGTGTTACATTGGCAGGTGGCAGTCAAGCGCACTTTAAGCGAAGAATTATAAGTCTAGAAATATCCACAGAACACTTTAAAGGTCAAGCTTGGGCTAAAGACTTACATGATCGTCCAAAGAAACAAGCTAAGGATATTCTTACGGTAAAACCAGAAGGTTCTCAAAGGACAAAAAACAAAGTTTCTTAAGAGAGCTTTGATTGAAAGTCAAATAGAGTACATTTGCGACAAGTGTGGGCAAGAACCTTTTTGGTTAGGCCACCCAATGACTTTAGATATCGACCACATAGACGGTAACTGGTTAGACGATAGAATAGAAAATTTAAGATTTCTTTGTCCAAACTGCCACAGCCAGTTCTCTAGAAATCTGATAGGCAGTGCCGAAATTGCAGAGCCTAAGAAGAGAAAGGCATTTAAAAGAAAGATTAAGGTTGTTAGACCAACGGAAAAAGAGTTAAGAAACTTACTCGTAAAGCACAACTTTTCGAGGGTAGGTAAAATGTTCTCTGTTTCTGACAATGCAATAAGAAAGTGGTGTTTATCTTACGGAATGCCAACGAAAAGTTCGGCTTACTCTGAGGGCGTGGTGGAACGGTATACACAGTAGGCTTAAAACTTACCATCTTAACGGATTGGGGGTTCGACTCCCCCCGCCCTTACCATTTCAAAATATATTTCAACTAACCTATTGACAAATATGAAATATCCTGTACAATATTAGTATTGATACATTACATCTATTTGTCTCTATTTCTGAGGCAACAATATGGCAGATAAAGTAGGTCCAGCCAGTCCTAGACAAGAAGACTTCTTGTTAAGTGATGCGGACATTACGGTATTTGGTGGAGCAGCCGGTAGCGGTAAAAGCTATGTAGGTTTAATGACTCCGCTTCTATTCGTATCTGATCCAAACTTTCGTGGTGTTATCTTCCGAAGAACTATGCCAGAGATTACTGCTGGTGGTGGTCTGTGGGACACTGCTCGTCAAATGTATAAAAACTTTGACCGTAGAGTTACCTTTAAAGAAAAAGAAAAAACCGTAGTCTTCCCATCAGGCGCAACCCTTAAATTCTCCCACTTAGAAATGGAGAAGGATAAATATTCACATCAGGGTGCTCAGTATACTTTCGTACTATTTGACGAAGGTACTCACTTCACAGAAACTCAAGTCGATTATCTAAGATCTCGTATTCGTAGTGCTAACTATACGCACAAAACACAGATGAAGATTACTTGTAACCCAGACTATGATAGTTTTTTACGTAGATGGGTTGAGTGGTACTTAGATCCAATCACAGGCGTACCCCTTCCAGAAAAAGCAGGTGTTGTTCGTTACTTTAAAAGACAAGGTGACGAGTACATATGGGCAAACTCAAGAGAAGAACTGATTGAACTATATGGCCCAAAAGGTATTAAGTCTTTCAAGTTCATTCCTGCTAACATCTACGATAACCCTCCACTTATGGAGAACAACCCTGACTATGTAGACACACTTGAGTCTCTTGGTCGTGTTGAGAAGGAAAGACTTCTACACGGTTCTTGGTTCGCTAGAGCACAAGACTCAGGGTACTGGAAGAAAGAATGGGTTGAAATGATACCTCAAAGACCTCTCAGAGTTAAGAAGAGAGTCAGAGCTTGGGACATATCAGGAAGTCTACCATCAGAAACATACCCAAATCCAGACTGGACTGTTGGTGTGCTAATGAGCTTAGACGAGGAAGACACATACATCGTAGAAGATGTCAGTCGATTCCGTGATAGATTTCAAGGTGTATTCCAAGAGATTGTTAAGTGTGCTAAACAAGACGGTACAGACACACAAATTATTATTCCTGCTGACCCCGGAGCTGCTGGTAAGGCTTACGCACAACAACTTGTACGTGACCTCGCAGACTTAGGGTACTACTCGAAAGTCAAAACAACTAATCAAAATAAGTTAACCCGATTTGCCCCCTACACTTCAGTTTCTGAAGCTGGCTTTGTTAAGCTGGTCACAGGGCAGTGGAATGATACTTACATTGATGAGCTTGAATCTTTTGATGGCAGTCGTAATAAGAAAGACGATTTAGAAAAAAACTTGGTCGTCTATAAACCTGTTGAATTCAGTGAACCTCCAAGCCAAATGGTTTGGACAATACTGAGCGAAGCTTTTATAAACACTGTTTATAATTGAACGTGCAACGACTATTATGTAGAGTCAAGTGACTCGAAGCGGCAGGCAATTAAAACGGTAATACGTTTTTTGAAGATATAGTCTCATCTGCATGGCAATATGCAGCATCTTTTAACTATAGGAGAATTTCTATGGGCAATCAATACGTATCAAATTCAGGACTTAATTTCAGTATCCTAAATCAAACTGGTAAGCAATGTATAATCCAGTTTGAGCAGACAGGTTTTGTAAGAAAAGCCAACATAGATAACATAAAGGCAGGTAAGGTTAGAGACCTATACGCTGCATCTGTTTATGGTAAAGGATATTACGGAGAGTTTGAGAAGGTTGTCTTCTGGAAGCAGGCAAAGCAGCTCTGGCAGAACATGCTAAAGCGTTGCTACTGTGAAGCAGACACCCGAGGTTATTTTGGTAAGGTTACAGTAGACCCTAGCTGGCATTGCCTTTCAAAGTTCATAGAGGACATACAAACTCTAGATAATTTTGAAGGTTGGCTTGAAGGTCAGAACAGCAACCGACTAAAATACAACCTAGACAAAGATACTATTGTAGAGGGTTGTAAGGTTTACAGCAAGGAAACTTGCAAGTTTATTACAGAGCGTGAAAATAAAAGTATGGGCGCTAAGAACGGTAAACCCTTCACTCAAAATAAAAGATGGCCTTAGTCTAACGAGCTATGGTTAAGATAATTTTGCAAGTAGACGCATCTTCGGATGCTATTGGGCCTTAACGCAGTCTATCACACTGCCTGATTTTAAGTTACCAAATTTTACACAGACTAACCATTCACTCTAAACTATACGT